AAAGCTATGGGGGACGAGGCCTATCCGGCTCGTCCAGCTTTTGCTACCCGTCCACTTTTTGTTGGGTGGCTTAAACGTTGCGTTCTTCGAGCTCTTGCGAGACACGACTTGTCATTCATTTATTTACTTCTTCAGACTACAATTTCATGGCCCAAATTGTATGAGACAAGGGAAGAAATGGCCTTTGAAGATCATCTTCAAAATGTTTGTACAAAGAGGCAAAAAGCCCCTCTGACCAAAGATTTGTCAGACGAAATCCAAGCGACAAGTTGGGATCTTTTTAAGAAACTCCCAGAACCAACTAAGTTTATGCCTTCCGGAAGTGCATGCATGCAAGTCCCACGCCGTAAAGGCGGGGCGACAGCGTTGTTTTCGCCATTCCGGACCCAGAATTTGGGGAGGGGCTCAGGGGGAATCCTCGGTCGCTCTCGTACGGTTAACAATGAGCTAAACGCCTGGAGGCAGAGTGAATATCACCATGCCAGAAAGGAATGTTTAGATTGCATTGTCAACCCTACTTGGGCGTTCGATTCTTCCAGCCTCCTCAATGTGGTTGTTCAGCCAATTCCCGAACCGGGAAAGTTCCGAATAATCACGAAAGGTGATGGTTATCTTTATACAGCTTTGCAACCTGCACAGGGACAGTTACTTTCAGCGTGGAAGAAGAGCAAATTTTCAACAATGCGCTTCACCACACTTGAGGAACTAGACGATGCAGTTCGACAAATGGACCGAAATTGCAATGAGCCTGAATGGAAATTCATGTCGGTGGATTACAAGAGTGCTACAGATCTACTCTACAAAGAGGCCTCTGATTTGGCAATTTTGCCAATCATAGGTTTGTTTGAAGAAGCTCTCTGTGAGTTCTCGCTTTCACCGGCCTTGGTACATTACCCTATTAGTAAGAATGAGAAGGGGGTTCCAGACGATTTTGAAACGCTGGAACAGAAGGAAGGTCAATTGATGGGTCACCCATTGAGCTTTCCGATGCTCTGTGCACTGAACCTCGCCGTTTATAGATGTTCTATTAGACGGTGGGTAGCTCAGGACAGAAGTCGTCGAAGTGCGGGTAACCTGATGTGGAAAAACGTTCTTGTTAACGGTGACGACATGTTGTTCAAATGCCCAGATAGTTTTGTTTCCGTCTTTTACAGCACTGCTGCAGAAGTTGGATTCAAGATTTCTCTGGGAAAGAACTATGTTTCGAGTCACTGTGCGCTAATTAATTCTAAATTATATCAACGCAAGAACGGTGAGATGTCTCGTGTAGGATACTTGAATCTGAAGCTGATTTTAGGAATCAGTTTGAAAGATGGGGATTCTGCCGCAACACCCGATCAACTTGGGAG